GAATAGTTACCAGACAGTCCTTGATGAAACTTCTATTGACAGAGAAGTATATGCTGAAATGGTGGAGTTTATCTCCACTGTTAAGTTTATACAGGATCTGATAAGTAAAGATAGAAGACGGATATCAGATCTTGAAAGAGATGAACTTGGCAGGATAAAGGTTGACATCACTAATCCTCATATACTTGAGGATATGGATTATTTTCGTCCTGCTGCCCTCCACTATAATAAATTTAAGAAGTATACTAACCTGTTCCCAAATCCCCATTCTACCTCGTCTTACTATAAGTTCTGGAAGGAAGAGGCACGTAGGTGCAGGGAAGGATATATACGTGAGTATGATGGTGAATGGATACCAGGTCCATACTATTTCTATCTGAACTACTCACCCATCTTAAAGAGTAAGGTTGTAAGCGGATCAAAGAAGGCCGAGAGGTATAAAGGGTTTCCTGATGTGTATGACGGGAGTTATCTCCATTATCATTATATTGAACAGGCTAAGTGGGCTGGTAAACATTGCGGGGAACTTAAGAGACGAGGAGTCGGTTTCTCTTACGAGGGAAGTTCGGGTCTTACCAGGTTGGCAGTTCTTGGAGATACATCCTTCAACAAGGAGGGGGTTAAGTCTTTTGCGATAGCCAGTGAGAAGGAATATCTTATAAAGGATGGTATACTGAATAAGTTTGAGGATAACATAGACTGGTGTGCATCAACTACCCCATGGCCCAGGTTAAAGAGTAAAGACTCTCTTAATAACATGGTCTGGGAGTTTGGGTATGTTGATTCTGATGGGTTGACCCATGGTACACGAAACTCAGTCATAGGCGTCACTACACAAGGCAATCCTGAGCATGCACATCCTTATTCTGAACTGATTGTCACCCCAAGTGGAATTAAAAGATGGGAGTCTATTAAAATAGGAGATGTAGTATTCTCATGTAATGGAAGTACCACAAAAGTAGTAAATACTATAGAATTTGGTGAGAAAGATGTTTATAAAATAGATTTTAAGGATGGAAGAAGTGTTTCAGCCTCTGGTGACCATAGATGGGATATTGGGAGACGTAAGACCCTTTGGGAGAACAAGAAAAGTTGTTTAAGGGTAATAGATGAAATACTAACTACTATAGAATTAGAAAAATTATTAAAGCTTTCTAGTCCTAAGTTTCCCAGGATTAAAATAGCTGATGCAGTAGAATTTCCAGTGCAGAATGTTCCTATAGAACCATATACTTTAGGGTTGTTATTGGGGGATGGTACTTTGAAAAGAGTTTCAAATACTCAAAGTCCTATAACAATGAAGTGGAGTGATTTTGATGAGATAAAGGAATATATTCCATATAATACAAGGCATGAGAACTGGGGGGGTGATATAAGAAATTTAATTTATATACCAAATGGTAGAAAATTATTAGAGGAATTGAAGTTAAACGGTAAAACATCTGGTGATAAATTTATTCCAAATATTTATAAATTTAATTCTAAGGAAGTAAGATTTTCTATTCTAAGTGGTTTGTTAGATGCTGATGGTTGTATAGGCAAGGATTTTGGAACTATAGAATATTCAACTAAATCAAAACAACTTGCAGAAGACTTTATATGGATTCTTAGAAGTCTTGGTATTAATGGTAAGATTGGTAGTAGAATAACTAAAGGAACTACATATTACAGATGTTGGGTATATTGTGATCCAAGTGAGACCAGGTTGTTTAAATTGCCTAGAAAATATGAACGCATATCTATGAAAAAATATAATAGTTATGCTAATAGTAAAAGAAAATTTACTGTAATAACAAAGGTTTCTTTCTCTCATAGAGAGAAAGTTAAGTGTATAACTGTTGACTCCCCTGATTCTAAATATTTAATTGGAGACTTTATTCCCACTTTAAATTGTAGGGGAAAAAGAGGTCCAATATATTATGATGAGTGGGGTTTATTTCCTAACTTATTGAAGACGTGGAACATAGCCCGTGAGTCTGTGGAGGAGGGGGATTTTGCCCATAGTATTATGATCGGCGGCGGAACTGGAGGAACTGAATCAGCCGATTTTGCCGGTGCTGAAGAGATGTTTTATAATGCGACAGGGTATAATATCCTTGATCTTCCCAATGTATATGATAAGAATACCAACGGTCAGACCAGATGTGCCTTCTTCTTCCCAGCCTATCTTAACAGGCTTGGTAAGTATGATAAGGATGGGAACTCTGATGTCATAGGAGCTCTCATTGAGATTATCCAGAGAAGGGTTAATATAAAGTATAATTCTACTGACCCCAACACCTTGGTACAGCATAAGGCTGAGATGTGTATAACTCCGCAGGAGGCAGTTCTTCGTAGGGAGGGCAGTATCTTTCCGGTGTCTGACCTCAAGGATTATCTTGCAGAAGTGCTTACTGACTACAATAAGTTTGTCAGTGCTCATTACGTAGGACATCTGAAAGTCTCTCTGACAGGTGCAATAACTTGGGATAAAGAGGAATTGCATCCGCCTCTGAGAAACTATCCTCTCAGGGACGAACTGGATAAGATAGGTTGTGTTGAGATATTTGAGATGCCACGCAGGATGCAGGACGGCACCATTCCATCCTGGAGATACCTGGCCGGACTCGATCCCATTGATGTGGATGCCAGTTTGTATACAAATTCCTTAGGATCCATCTTCGTCTTCGATACCTGGACCAACAGGATTGTAGCAGAATACTCTGGCAGGCCCAGGATGGCTGCTGAGTTCTATGATATCTGTGTGAGACTGTTGAGGTTTTATAATGCTATAGCTAACTATGAGAATAACCTGAAGGGTCTCTTCCAGTATTTTGATACTACACGTAACCTGCAGTACTTATGTGATACTCCTCAGGTCTTGAGAGACATGGACTATATCAAGGGTGCTACATTTGGAAATAGGTCCAAAGGTACCTGCACCAACAAGATGATCAATGCCTGGGGACGTAAGCTTCAGGCTGACTGGCTTATAGGTCAGGCATATACTCCCTTTGATGATGATGATTCTTCTGATGAACAGGGTAATATCATAGAAAGACCAAGTCTATTAAATCTTCATAAGGTAAGATCTATAGGTTATCTGAGGGAGCTGATAAGATGGAATCCCGATGATAATTTTGACCGGATAAGCGCCATGGGTATGTTGATGGTGCTTAAGGCTGACAGAGAGAAGTATGAGCAGTATAGATATGAAGATAAGATCAAGACTGTCCTTGATGACCCCTGGTTTAAGAGCTTTGGTGGGTTCTCCGGTAAGACTAAAATTGTTAATCCTGCTAAGTCAGTTGAGGGATTAAGATACATTATTGATAAGAAGGTTGTAGAATGAAGATAATGGAGGTCAAAAGTAATTTTTTCGTTATACCAGTAAAAGTTGTTACGTTATAGTAAAAAAAGATAAAATCAGAAAAATTTGTTTATCTCATTTTTAAGTATTAAATTTACAGTTTTAAAATTAATTAAATAATTATGGCTACCTCATATACCAGTGCCGGTAAGATGTCATTCCCCTTTCAGAAAAGGAGAAGAAGTCAAAAGACAGAGTCCTATTATAAGGAGTGTGTTGATGCTGCTGATACTATTGTTGGATTTGATGTTGATAATGGTCTAAGGGCATCAATGGCAGAGAAGTTGAGTAATGTCAACCTGATCAACAATATAGTTGACCCTGCTGAAGTGTCAGCAGTTATAAACCCATATAAGATAGAGGCTAAATTCGATAATACTTATAAGAACTACCCACTATTAAATTCTTATATGGCTGTTTTATTGGGGGAAGAGAGGGAGGCCAGGTTTAATCCTCTTATAACAATGTCTAATCCTGACCTAGTGAATACTAAGCTGGAGGAGATAACCGCACTTATAAACAAGAGTATCCTTGAAAAGGTAGTATCTGGTAAGTTTTCTGAGGAAGAAACTGCACAGGCTATTCAGGGTCAGGCTAAATGGATGAAGTTCAATTACCGTGACCGGAGGGAGTTGATGGCTTCCCAGCTGATATACTATGGCTATTCCAGCCAGAATATGAAGGAGTTGTTTAGCAAATGTTTTGAGGATCTTTTGGTTAGTGGGGAGGAGATTGCAGTATGTGAGATAGCTGGAGGAGAGCCTATCATAAGAAAAGGTAATCCTCTTAATATATTTACAATAAGAAGTGGTAATACATATAGGATAGAAGATTCCGATCTCATAATAGAATTAGGATATGTTCCCATTGGACAGATTATTGATGAGTATCATGAGGAGTTGAAGGACTCTCAGATTAAGAAGCTTGAGGATGGGTATGCTTATAACAACTCAGCCTCTGGAAGATTGTTTAACAGGAGTCTCATAAATGTCCCCATAGATCTTACTTCCTGGATAAACCAGCAGGGTGGGATAGGTGCAGTTGTAAGTGCATCTACAAGGGCAGCCTCTTTCTTTGGGGGGTCATTTGATGCTTACGGTAATGTACGTAAGCTTCGTGTCTTGTGGAAAGGGATGAAGAAGGTAGGCATATTGAAATTCTATGATGAGGAAGGTGATATACAGAAGACATATGTTGATGAAGACTACCCTCTTAATGATATAGAGGCTGAGAATGTAGAGTGGATCTGGCTTGGAGAGTGGAATGAGGCTACAAAGTTAGGAGATGATATATATGTGAAGATGGGGCCTAGGCCGGTACAGTTCAGGTCTATGGACAACCCCAGCAAGTGTAACCCCGGCATAGTTGGTAACATATTCAATACCAATGACTCTAAGTCACTCTCCTTTGTAAGTCTGGGTAAGTCATATCAGTTGATGTATAATTTCTTCATGCATAAGTTGTGGGAAGAACTGAAGACTTATAAGGGTAAGGTTGCAAGGATCAGCACTAGTATGATCCCAAGTCAGTTTACTATGGATCAGTTCCTGTTCTACATTGACCAGATGAAAATAGTCTTTGAGGATGAGTTCAATGAGGGTAAGAAAGGTGCAGCCCTGGGTAAGTTGGCTGGTACTATGAACAGAGGTTCAGGTAGTATAGAGATAGGTGATCCTGGTGTGATTGAGAGTCTCTTGGGTATACTGACTTTCCTTGAGAACAGGATTCAGGATATTGTTGGTATAACCCCCCAACGTAAGGGAGCTATCCAGAGCAGGGAGACTGTCGGGGGTGTTGAGAGGTCTGTCAAGCAGAGTTCTCTGAATACAGCCAAGTATTTCAGTATACACGATGATTTTGTGAACAGGGCCATAGAGGCTTATATTGAGACTGCTAAGATTGCCTGGAAAGATCAGAAGTTCAAGAGACAGTTTATCCTGTCGGATGGTAGTCAGACTATCCTGGATTTTGATAGTCAGCAGTTTACTGAATCGGAGTATGGTATATACTCAACTAACTCGGCTGTTGACAAGGATATGATGAATACTCTTAAGTCTCTTGTGCAACCATTCATGCAGAATCAGGGTACTCTTTCCATGGTTATAGAACTCTACCGTACTCAGGATCCTGCAGCTCTACAGAGAAAGTTTGAAGCTTTTGAGGAGCAGATACAACAGCAGATTGCTAAACAACAGGAAGCTGTATTAGCCCAGAAGGAGGCAGAGGTTGCCAGAGAAGAAGCTCTTAAGAGATATGATATTGACAAGAGAAGTGAGACTGCCATAGAGGTGGCTCTGATCAATCAGGAGGGTAGGCAGACTACTGAGACTGAGACTGAACCCGAAGATAATAGTGATGAGATGGCTCTGAAGAGGGATGCCCTTGAGGAAGAAAAGAGAGTTAACCGTAGGAAAGAGGGGCAGAAAGACCGTGAGCTTGAGATAAAAAGTAAGGTGGCAAATCGACCTGTGACTACAAAAAAATAGTTGTCAGTCTTAAAAAATATCAGAGTTACGCTATACCACGACTTGATTTATAGTCAATAATTTTTTTATTTGAATTTAAAATATTAAATTTGTAAATTATTACAGTAAAAGATATGAACGACAAGAAGATTTTTGATCAGAGTCTAGATGAAATGCTAGAATTTGATGTAGGATTGGATATAAACAGCGTGTTTGAATCTATTCCTGCTATTGAGACTGAAACTGCTAAACCTGATCCCGATAAGGTTGATGAGAAGGAAGGTGGTGATAAACTATCACTTAAAAATATTAACAAGGTTCTTGATGAGCAAGCTACTAAAGTTGTAAAGGACAAAGAGAAAGTTGATGAGGTTGTAGAAAGTACTAAGGATAAGGATAATGAAGCCCCTGCCACCATTGTACAGACAACTGAAACTATTTCTGACGCTCCTTTTACTGTAATCTTTGCTAAGGACTTGGTTGCGCAGGGGCTCTTATCATCTTTTGATGAGAAGAAGTTTTTGGATGAATCGAAAGACCTGGGGGAAGCCACAGCTCTTAGAAATCTTATTAGGGGTGAGATAGATGCCAACATTGAGGCAGCCAAATCTGACCTTGATCTCGGGTACCAGGAGTACCTGTCATTAGTTGGCAGGGGAGTACCTGCTGAAACGGCTGGTAGTCTCTTAGATCTTAAGAATAAGTTTGATTCCATAAAGACTGATGACCTGATCAAGGAAGATAATACTGACATGAGGAAGGGTGTTATGACTGATTATTTCAGGCTTACCACCTCGATGAGTGATTCTAAGATCAGTAAGTTGGTTCAGAGCAGTGTAGATCTTGGGGATGATATAGAGGACTCCAAAGAATATCTGGGTAATCTTAAGGAATTAATCAAGGATCAGATTACTGCTGAAGAAACTGAAGCTAAACAACAGTTAGAACTGAGGAAGGAAGAGAATAGACAGACCCTTGAGTCTCTTAAGGATAATATAAATAGTCTTAATGAGATTATACCTGGAGTGGATATCAACAAGCAGACTAAGACTAAGATGTTTGAAGATCTCACTAAGGAGGTTCAGGATGGTAAAGGAAGGATAACCAATGCCGTATGGGCTAAGAGGGCAGAGGATCCTATATTTTTTGACTCCAGGTTAGCTTACCTGTATGAGACTGGGTTTTTTGATAAGACAAAACCCTGGACGAAAGCCTCTCAGGCTAAGATAACCAAGGAGGTTAGTGAGTTGGAGTCGGCTATTAAGAAGAATACACTTACCAATATTGGAACTCCGGTGATTCGTAGCCCCGAGCAGGATAAGACGAGTCGTGAAAATATAGAATCTATGAGAGGTATTTTTGAATAATAAAGTATAATATATAATCTTTTTTAAATTTTTTAATTAATTATGGCTAATAAAATTTCCGCTCTCCAAACTGTTGATCCGAAACATTGGAGTGGGTTAACGAGAGAAAGTCATCTTGGCTGGCTTGGTATGCAGGAACCTGAGATTATAAGTAAGACAATGAATAGGTTGTATGAACTGAATGTTGGTTCAGATAACTTTGTCTCATTTATTAATACGCTTCCTACCGAGTATATCAATGATGACGTTGTCTATCGTTGGTTCCTTCAGCGTTCTGATGAACGTAGTATTCCTCTGACAGGAGCTTATACAGATGCAGCTATGACAACTGCTGTGACAGATGCTGCTCAGGCTGGACTTAACAGGGGTATTTTTTATATGAGATTTCCTGAAAGATATTTTGAGGCTACGTCTCATATTGTAGGTAGTAAACCTGAAGTTTACCAGCTTAGGGTTTTGGAAGATCCCATACAGGTAGGTAATGGATGGCGTTACAAGGTGCAGATATTTTCTGGTGATGATACACTCTGGGTTCCGGCTGCTGAATTGGCTGCTAATACAATGTGGTCAGAGTTATTTGGTATGGTTGAACAGGAACTTTCTAAGAGAGGTACTTCTGTACATCACACCGCTCCCTATCAGATGGAGAATGTAACTGCTATGATTCGTAAGAATTATGACGTTCCTGGTAATATGATCTCCAAAGGTAAGAATAAACCCCTTGCTTTTGCTTTCATTGATCAGAACGGTAAGACACAGACTCGCTGGATTGATAAACTTGGCTGGGACTTCTATGTGCAGTTTGAGCGTGATAAAGCACGTCTGATTGGTTATGGTAAATCCAACAAACTTAGTGATGGAACATTTGGTCACTTGGGTGAGTCAGGTAATACTATACGTTCGGGGTTTGGTCTGTATGAGCAGATGGAGTATGGTAATATTCTAGTGTATAACACCTTCTCCCTGGATATGTTGACTGATTTTGCCATGGACATGTCTTATGGTAAGATTCCTGAGGACAAACGTGAGTTTGTTGTCAATACAGGTGAGTATGGTGCATATCAGTTCCATAAGGATGCTGTTAATAAAGCTAATGCCATCACTTATCTTAACACAAATGTTAACATTAAGACTGAAGGTGGTAAGCTTACCCTTGATGAGGGTCAGTTCCTGAACTATGTAGCTGTTAACGGTATTAAGTTTAAGTTGACTATAGATCCCATGAAGGATGGTTATCCTAATACTCTTAGGCATCCTGATGGTGGTCTGGCTAGTTCGTATATATATGAGATCTTTGATGTAGGCACGACTGGTGGAACATCTAATATTTCTAAAGTAAGTGTTAAGGATGAGGAAGAATTCTTTGGTTATATACCTGGACTCAGGGATCCATTCTCTCCATATAATAATAGAACAGATCCTAGGATGATGGCCACTCCTGTTGATGGTTATTCTGTATTTAAAGGATTTATTGGTGGTGTTAAAATCACTAATATGAAAAAAACTGCTCGTATTATTCCTTCTATTCTTCGGTAATAAACCTGATAATGTGGTGGTATCTTATTGGTACCACCACCACTTATCTTAAAATAAGTATTAATTAAATATGATTACAGTATGGCGATTAGTAAAGATGAAGCGTTAAGAAAGGGGTATTTGCAGAACAAGAAAGTTTATTTAAAACCAGTGATTAGGGGTGGGAA